TTTACAGCTGAGTCAAAACAGTTTGTTGGTGCAGAAGTATCTACAAAAGAATTACCTGACAATACATCAGTAGAATTATTATTTAGTAATAACTTTGAAGATTTAGATACTCCAAGTAGTGCTAATTATGAAAGAGCTATTAACCAAGTGTCTGGTACAGGTGATACTGAAGTACAGATTAAACCTATTGCACGTTATATTATTGGTAAATTAGTTTTAAATTCTGATGGAGTAGATACACCTAAAGTTAAATCTTTACAATTTAGAGCATTAGCTAGACCAGAACTTGTAGTTGCACAAATACCTATAAACATTAGTGATAGAGTAGAAAGACCTGGTAGAACACCTATTAGAGTAAGAGAATTAGGAGATGCTTTATATAACGAACTTAGATTATTAGAAGGTGATGCTGTAACATTAGAAATATTTGACCCTAACGAAATTATTAGAGGTGTTGTAGAATCTATAAGTTATCCTGTATCATCTAATGCTGAACGTGGTTCTGTTACACAAATAGCAATATTAACTGTACGTGGTACTAGACAACAAACAGTTACTGAACCTACAAGTGTTCATTTATTTGGTGGAGAAGTATTAGGTAGAATAAGATTTGGTGGATAAAAAAAATATGTTAGGATATAAGTTATGTCAATATTGATAATGCTTAAAGAAGGTGGTAGTCTAGGCATAGATACTATTGGTAACTTACCTATAGATGAAGATATAGATTTTACTGACGATGTTGAATATTCTGCTATAATCGGACTAGCAAGTTTTGGATTTTCAACTCTTGGTAAAACAGTTAACACGGAGAAAATAGCTTAATGACATTACAAATAGCAAAATACAGTAACTTTTTTGAAACAACATTAGATGGTGCAGTAGGTGCATCAGACACACAATTAGATTTATCAGCAGCTCCAACAGATGGAGCCTCAGCTATAGCAGCTCCTTTTTATTTAGTTGTTAATCCTGATAGCACTACAAAAAGAGAAGTTATCTTAGTAACTGCACTTTCTGGTACTAATATGCAAACAGTAACTAGAGATGTAGAAGGTAGACATTCACCAGACCCTACACATGATGATGGTGCAACAGTACGTATGGCTGTAGTTGGTGAAATGTTTGAAGACTTACACGATAGAATCAATGACGTAGCTTTAACAGGTGACGTAACAGGTACATTAGCATCAGCTACACAAGATGTAGCAACAACAATCGCTGCAACCGCAGTTCATGGAAGCATGTTAAATACTGATGCAATATCAGCTCAAACAGATTTAGCATCAGGACTTGCATTAACAGATGAACTTTTAATATCAGATGCAGGAACTCTTAAAAAAGGTGACATATCTTTAATAGCAGATGCTATTGATGGTGCAGGAATAGATGCTTCTGCAGGTACATTAGTAAACGCAGCTATAGGTAAACAATCAATATGGGTACCTGCTGCAGCTATGAACCCAACAGATACTAATGGTTGTGCTGATATAGCAAAATTAGATAGTGGTGGTAATACAGGTCCTGACCTTTATACATTAGATTTCGCAGGTGCAACAGCAAATGAACATGCACAATTCGCTATAGCTTTCCCTTCATATTGGAATGAAAGCACAGTAACATTTAAAGCATATTGGACATCTGAAGCAACAGATACAGATGGTGTCGTTTGGGAATTAAAAGGTGTAGGTCTTGCTGATAGTGATAGTTTGAATACAGCTTTTGGTACAGGACAACATGTTGATGATGCAAATTTAGGTACTGCAAAAGATTTACATATTACAGCAGAAAGTAGTGCAATTACAATAGCAGGTTCACCTGCTGCAGGAGAATTGTGTTACTTCAATATTGCAAGACTTCAAGATGATGGTAGTGATACTGCTGCAGAAGATGCAAAACTTATAGGAATAAAATTATTCTATACAGTAGATGATGTCCACGAGGCGTAAGCCATGGTAGGACCTACAACATTCGGTTATCAAGTATCAGGTTTTGGTGCAGGTGGTGCAGACTCAGGTAAATTAGAATTAATACAAACACAAACAGTAAGTAGTGTTGCTAATGTAAATTTTGAAAGTATAAAAGAAACTATTTACAATGTACATTTATTGACAATTAATAATTTAGATTATTCAAGTGACCAAGAAACTATTAATATAAGATTTACTAATGATGGTGGAACAAGTTATGAAAGTTCTAGTTATCATTATGCTACACAAAGAAATGTACGAGGCACAGGTAGCCTAGCAGTAAACTCAACAAGTGCATCACTAATAGAATTAACAAGACTTACAAGTAATGCATCAAATGAAATGAGTAATGGATATGTATATCTTTATAATTTAGGAGATAGTTCAGGATATAGTTTTACAACACATATGCTTACAGGTTTGTACTACAATAGTGAGGCTTATTCAAGTTATGGTTCAGGTGCTTATCATGTCGCAGAAACAGTAAATGGTATTAGAATAATGGATAGTGGTGGTGGTGGTACAATGTCGGCAACAATGTCTTTATATGGAGTAAAAGAATAATGGCAGGTAGTTTAGAATTAATAAAAAATGTAAATAGTAGTAGTAATGTTTCTACTATTGATGTAACAAATGTATTTTCTGCTAAGTATGATATATATAAAGTTACTACATCAATTACTACTGATGTTTCATTTCACCCTGTAGATATGAGATTGTTAGATAGTGGTGGAACTGTCATTGACCAATCAGAATATGAATATGCTTTTCAAGAACTAAGGTCTTCAACAACTTTTGGACAAGGTAAAAGCACAGGTACAACTCAAATATTAAGACCAATGAGAACAGGAAGTGGTGCTGCAGCAGGAGGTCATAATGTAATATATTTTTATAATCCATATGATAGTTCTTCGTTTACAAATCTTATATATCAAGTAGGTGCTTGGTCAACAGGTACACCACAATTAGGAGGACAAAAAGGTATTGCTATGCATAAATCAGCAGAAACAATTTCAGGTTTTAGGTATTTTGTTTCATCAGATAATATTACAAGTCACAATGTAACAGTATATGGGGTGAAAGAATAATGGCAGGTGCATTAATAAAAATAAGCAGTGATACTTCAGGAGGAAGTGTTGCAGAACTTAAAGTTACAGGTATTGATAGCACTTATAATGTGTATGTAGTTAATTTTTCTGTTAGACCTGTTGATAACGACAAGGATTTATATATTAGAACTACAACAAGTGGTACTGCTGATAGCGATAGTCAGTATGATGAAGCTACTTTATTTTTTAGAGCAGATACTACTTTTTCAGATACATATACTGACAATGCAGCACAATGGTATGGTAATTCAGCTATGGCAAATGACAGCGATAAATCTGTTAACTCACAAATGTTTTTATTTAATTTTCCTAACTCATCAGAATATAGTTATATGACACTTGATAATTCAGGTTATAACGATACTATACCAAGTTTAGTAGGAGAAGTAGGTGGTGGAGTTCATACTGTTACAGAAACAAATGATGGTATTGCTTTATCTTGGGAGAGTGGTAGTAACTTTGCTAGTGGAAGTAAAATTACTTTATATGGACTTAGTAAATAAAAGTATGGTAACATAGGAGATATTATGGCAACAAAAGAAGAACTACAAGTACAAGCAGATGCAGAAATAGAGGCAGCTAAACCTCTTAACAAATCAGTTGATGGCGTTGTAACAGAATTTTCTGATGCAGAATATGCAATAGCTAAAACTGATTTAGGAAACTCAAAATGGAATGACCAACAGTTTGGTTATATTGAGGCTAGACAATTAGCTTATCCATCTATAGGTGACCAACTAGATATGCAGTATCATGATGCTGTTGATGGTACAACTACTTGGAAAGATGCAGTAGCTAAAGTTAAATCAGATAATCCTAAACCTTCATAATTAATATGTTATAATCCAATTTATGGATTTTATAATTGGTATAATATTAGGTTACTTCTTACAAGACATTAGTTTTTATTTAAAAAAACTATCTAACTATGCCAATATAGACAGAGAATTTAAAACAATAGTAGACCTAGACAATGAATGGAATGCTGATGACCTCCCATAATGGTAATGGCTTTACACAAAAAGAAATGCTTCAACTTATATTAGAAGGACAACAAGATATTAATAAACGCATAGATGAATTACACGAAAAAGTTAATCAAAAGATTTCAAGACAAGAGTTAAGTGGATGGCTTGTAGCTATTTCCGCATTGGTGGTGCTGATAAACAACTTAATGTAATGGAAGAAGATTTCACATTACCTGACGATATGTTTACAGATAACCCTGTATTCGTAGATACATCACAAGAGTTTGATGATGATTGCGGAGATGCGTGTAAGATATGAAGAAGTTATTATCTTTAATTGCAGCTTTTCTTTTAGTAACTACACCTGCATACGCAATGCACACAGAAACACAGACACCTTATGCTATTACTAATACATTAAACAATGATGGTAGCATTACAGTTAGTTGGCAAGAGAGTGATGGATATGAAGAAAACCCACCTGAATACTACATAGTATATATAGGTTTAAGTGAAACTGCTGATGATGTATCAGTACAAACTAGTTTTGGGTTTACTGAATTATTATCTTGGCAAAGCTATAACTTTACAGCAGAGTATTTATATGACAACTTGTCTGTAGATAATCAAAAGATATATGCAAAGGTAAAAGCATTCCATGATACTAATGGTACAACTAGTGACTTTACTCCCGTAGAAAGTGTATTATATAATTATGATTATGTACCTGATACAACGACAACTAGTTCGTCAACAACAACGTCCACCACGTTACCTGCGGCAGAAGATGTGGTCGAAGATAACATTACTACGTATCTTGCTTGGGACAAATATGGATGTCCACATCCAAACAATCCGTTATCGTATAAACAGTATCTTGAAGCGGTAGAAAGTGGAGATTGGTTCGGTTATCAAGATGGCGATTGCACTGATATACCTGATATTATTACTATTATTGTCGTACCAGAAGAAGATATAGATGAGTTGGACGAAGAGATACTTGGAGATGACACCCTTACAGAGGAAGATATTTTTATTGAAGAGGAGATTATTGAGCTCACGGAAGAAGAAATAGCTGCTATTGAAGCAGAGATTGCAGCTGAAGAAGAGCGTTTAATTGCTGAACAGATAGATGCTGAAGAAGAATTACTTATACTTGAAGAACTAGAAGACAGTGTAATTATTCTTGAGGATTTATCTGAAGAAGAAATACAAGAGTTTGTAGATGTTATACAAGAACTTGAAGATACTATTGAAATTATAGAAATTGTAGAAGAAATTATAGAGTTGGATATATCAGAAGATATTATAGTTATTATTGAAAAAGAGGTTTTAGAAGATGATGTTGTTATTGTGGTGGAAGATGAAGAAATTGTCGAGGAAGTTTTGGATGAGCCAATACAGGAAGATGTTGAGGAGGAATCTCCAGAAGAACTTTCTGAAGAAGAAGTCGTTGTCGCAGTATCTGAAGTTGAAGAAATTATAGAAGAACTTATAGAAGTACCTATTGCTGATGATTATACTCAAGAAGAAATAGAAGAATTTACTGATGAGGAGTTAGTTGAATATGAGGAAGCAAAAGAAGAAGCTATACAAGAGTTTGTCGAAACCCTTACCGAAGAACAAGTTGTAGAAGTTCTTGAAGAAGTTAATGACGTTGGTGTACAAAACCTAGAACAAGTATCAGAAGAGGTACAAGAAGTTGTACAGGCAGTAGTAGAGGAAGCTATAGCAGATGTTGAAGAGCTTACAGAGGAACAAGTTGAAGTTATTGCTGAGGTATTACAAGTTGAAACTGAAGATGTTGTTATTGTTGCAGAGGCAATTAAATCAGACAAAGTAGTAGCTGAAGCTGTAGAAGAATATGTAGAACGTGCTGTAGAAAACGCAGATGTAGAAAATTATACTCTTGCTGATGTTGTTACAGAGGTACAGTATGAATCTTTTATTGAAAATCCTATAGAAACTTTTGTTGATTTAGATTTTGAAGGAATAACTATAAATAACATAGGCGATGACATGACACAAGACCAAAAGGAAAAAGCACAAGAAGTTGTAGTGCCAGTTATTTTGACTAGAATAGCTAGTATGGCTGCTTTTGTATTTAGGAGAAGTTAATGTTACAAGGTATTAGAGAAATAATATTTAAAATAAGAGCTTGGATTAAAGAAGCAATTAAAGAAACTCTTAATCTTAGTTGGACGTTAGTAGGTTTAGTTATTGCTACGCTTACATTAACTGGTTCAGCACAACAAGTTACAGGATTAGCTACTATAATTACATTAGCTGTATGGTTATTAACTATAGGATTTAGAAAGTAGGTAAATATGGATTGTTGCGGACAAGGTTGTTGCGGAGGTAATAGTGGCACATGCAACTAGAAAAGCGTCATTAATAAAGAAACATGGACTTAGTGGAGTTAACAAACCTAAACGTACTCCAAAACATGCTACTAAATCACATGTAGTATTAGCACAAGAAGGACATACAATTAAACTTATTAGATTTGGTGAACAAGGTGCTAAGACTGCAGGTAAAAAAACAGACGCTAAATCTAAAGCTAAACGTAAATCTTTTAAAGCTAGACATGCTAAAAACATTAAAAAAGGTAAGATGTCAGCAGCTTATTGGGCAAATAAAACTAAGTGGTAATATGGCTAAAAAAGTAAGTTGGATGTGGGGCGATAAACGTTATTACGGTACTCTTATTAGAGAAACTAAAACACATAAATTTGCAAGAACCCATAATGGAAAAGTAAAAAAAATAAAAAAATGAATTTAGAAGTATTAAGAATTAGCTCACAAAAAGATTCTACATCTGGAATATTATTTGACGTTGTGAATGGTAAACGAAATTTTCTTTGTTACACCTTAGAAGATGAACAACGTGATGTAAAAGTCTGGGGAGAAACAAGAATACCTGCTGGTAAATACAAATTATCATTAAGAAAAGAAGGTGGATTCCATAGTAGATATCAATCTAAATACGGTGATATGCATAAAGGTATGATACATGTTAATGATGTACCAGGCTTTGAATATATATTATGGCATACTGGTAATACTGATGAAAATACGGCTGGTTGTTTGCTACTTGGTAACTCACAAACAAGTAACCTTGTACAAAAAGATGGATTTGTAGGGTCAAGTGTTAATGCTTATAAAGATGTATATCCTTATGTTGCTGCAGCTATATCACAAAGTGATGTATGGGTGACATATACAGACTACGATGGAACTGTAAATACTAATGACAATTCAGACCTAAATAGTAATGACATAATGGAAAAGCTTTCTGAAATATCTGGAGAAATACAAATGTTAAATGCTAAAGTAGATGGAAAAGAAATTATATAATGCCAAAATTTGTACCATTTAGTAAAAGCTTAAGGTTTGGAGATGTATCAGACCCTGACATAGAACCTTGGAAAGATGACGAACAAGCTATGGATAAATCTGCACAAGAACTTCAAGGTGATTTAGAAAGAAAAATTCAAGGTGGTCAAGATGTAGCTCAATCTGATATATTTAGTGGTCAAACACAAGTAGGTGGTTCAAGTGGTGCTAAAGGATATAAAATAGAATCTCCTGATGCAGGTAAACAATACTTAAAAGAAATAGCTGGTTTTGATATTGATATGGAAATAGAACTTAGAGAATCAATAGCAAATGAATTATCAACAAACAAAATGGAAATAGCAGTTAGAAATAAACCAGGTGTTCAAAGAGAAGTAATAAGTCCAAACGTATCAGAAACTACACGTACAGTATTAGGTAGTAAAGACAGGCCTTTTGTTGATTTTACTTATGAACAAGACCCTAAAACTGGTGAGTTTAAAAAAGTTAAAGGTGAAAACTTAACAGGTAAAACAACTAATTTACCTAATACACCTGCAGCAGGAGATATTCAAGGTAGAAAAGGTATGAATTTAGCTACATCAAGACAAGCTTTTAGAAATGCTGAAGAATTACAATCACTTAAAATTCAAAGAGCTGGAATTGTTAGAGAAATTAATAAAAAAATGTACGATGTTAATTATGATGCAGATATATTAACTAGAACAGATGTAGATAAAGCTATTTCTGTATCTAAAGGTGAAGGTATAAGTGTATCAGAAGCTGTTATACGTGAAAAACAAACTACAACTGAAAGAATAGCTGAAACTGGTGATGCTTTTGAAATGAAAGAAGATTGGAAACAAACAGCTGCATATGATTATTCATTAATTGAAGAAGGAAATAGGTTAAGAGATTATCAAGAAGATGTAAAACAAAACAGATTTCAAATGACAAATTTACAAGACAGAGTAGATGCAACTGGTACTGCTGGATTTAAAGAATATCCTAAAGGTGGAGGTAGAGGTGGAGTATTACAACCTAATTTAGGTGGTGTTACTAATCGTACTAGCAGTAGTATGCAAGGTGGAGGAGTTAGAGGTTTAGGTTATAAACAAGCTGATATACTTTCCAGGTCTATAGTTCCATTTACACCAGAAATTAAAGATAATATAGCTGACTTACCTTTTGCTATGTCTGATTATTCATCACAAGCTGAAAGAATATTAGGTAAACAAGCTGGTAAACAACATATGAAAGATATAGTTGATGATTCGATTGGAAAGCTACCTCAGACCGACCCAGATGGCCCTGTAAGAGGGGGTAAAGATTTTGATGCAGTGCTTGCCAGGCATCGTAAAATAGAAGCTGCATCAGCCGAATTTGCTATGATTAGAAAAGATGTTACAGATATTTATGGTTCTTATAATAAATCTAATTTAGAAAGATATTTTCAAGGTAAAGGAATTGCTTCGTCTGGAGCTTTTCGTGATGTTCGTAGTGCAACAATTGCTGGTGTGGATTTAAATAAATTAAACGTCAAAAGTTTGCCAGCCGTCAGTAAGAAAATGGAAAATAGATTAGCACAACAAAATACACGTAGTGCTAAAAGTTCAGAAGTTTTAGATATTACTGGTACAACAGACCCTAATAAAGTAAATACTAGATATGGTACTAATGATATTCCTTTTGAAGCAAATAAACCAAATTTACCAGCTTTACCTGGAGAGCAAGTAAAAGTACCTAATGAAAATGCACGTAATTATGGTATTAATGAACCTTCATCTAGACGTGCAGCTGGTCAAAAGAAACGTGAATTATCTACACAACAAAGAGCGCAAAAGATTTTATCTACTCCAGGTATAGCTTTAAATGAATCAGATAGAGCAATACAAAAAAATCTTAAAAAAGCAGTAGCTGCGTCTGGTTCTTTAAAATTAGTTAAAAATTTAACAAGTATTTTAAATAAATCTAATCCAGCATTAGCTGGTTTATCAATGTTGCCTAAGAAGGTTTTTGATGATATACTAAATCCTAAGAAGCCAGAGGCTTAATATGAGTGATTTATTTGAAAAAAATAAAAGAGCAAGAAATACTGATGGGACATTTAAAAAAGATGTTGCGTGGACCCCTTGGAAAGAATCATGGGAGTATAAAATGAGTGAAGAACTTAAAGATATGATTGAGCGTAGTGCTTGGACCTTCATTGAAGCGTTCATAGGTGCGTTAACAGTTGCTCCATTAGTTGGTGTAGAAGCTGAAACACTTCAGTTAGCTGCGTTAGCTGGTGGTGGTGCTGCATTAGCAGTCATTAAAACATACGCTAAGAAACAAATAAGTAAGTAACATTAATGCCTGGTCAAGATAAAGATTATACAACAGCTGGTATGACTGAACGTGAAATGCGTTCACGTATAAAGTCACATAGAGAAATGGCTTATAAAGCTGCAAAAACTGCACGTGAAAATAAAGTTCCTGAAGCTTTTTTAAGTGATAGTTTTCGTACTTGGTATAAAAATAATCCACAATCTCCTTTTGTTAAGGGTGGTGGTATTTATAAATTACAAGACCAAGCTGGTAAATCTATATCTGCACATAACAGATATGTTAAAAAAACAAATACTGCTTTAAAAATTACTAAAGCTTTAAATGTTAAAAAAGCACAAGATTTGCAAAAGCAAATAAATAAATTAGTACAAGGATATTAAAATGCCAATAGGCAAAAAAGGTAAGAAAAAATCTTACAAAACTGGTAGAAGACCTAAGAAATAATTACTCTTCTTCTATATTATATAACTGATATTTAAGAGTAAGTTCTTCGCCTATAATTATTTCGTATAGTGTTTCTAATACGTAGCCATTTTTAAATTTATTTAATTGGCAATTAGGATATTCACTATGATTTACAAATCCACCTAATGGTGTTCTGATAAGGCCGTGTTCGAATGCTTTATTTTTTATATGACTTACACCTAAGATTGTATTTTTTGGTATAGGTTTACTAGCAAAGAGGCCTAGTCCATCGACTTTAGACCTCTTTATAGTAACTGTATTTGGTAATGGTTTATAACTCATCAGGATATTTATAGGTTTGTTCTATATTAAAGTATGGATTATGTTCTGGAAAGTTCCATGCTTTACGTATATCCCATTGATTTACATCATCTTCTTGATTAGTACCTGTATATATTGCACTAGCTATTTTAGTAAAGAATGATTTTGTTACTTTATCTTTATAAAATGCTTTTGAATATTTACCATCAACTAAATTCTTTAATCTTTGTAACCAATATAATGTTTTTATTGTTACTTCTCCTGATTTTGTTTTAGTTTGTCTAATTAATTCTGCATTACTTTGTGTAACTTTAGCATTTAAAGGATATGCATATCTGTTACCTGCAAACTTAGCTCCTTCTTTTAGAAGCACATTTAATTTGTGGGTAAATGTCATTGTTAATGTCAAGTCGTTATTTATAACATAACTTACAAACACACGATTACCCTTTGGCGTCAAGCCAAGAAATCTCTTTCCGCCAAAGCTAGTTAAACCTTTAGCTTTATTAAATCTTTTACGATTTTTACGTGATTTCATATTAGATTTTTCGAATATTGTGTCTGCTTTTATGTCATTTGCATATCGTGGTGCAAATTGTGTATTGATATTATTCATTTATTATATCATTCTTCCTCTCTTTTTGTTTGCATTTGGAATTGTATATTATAATCAGTTACAAATTTTGATAATAAATTGTCAACTTTATCTGTATTAGGTCCAGTTTGTGTTACTGGACTTCCTAAATTATCTATTAATTCCACAGCCCACTTGCGTAATTGCATTGGGCTACTAAATATGTTTTCTTCTTCGGACATTTATCCTCCCCAGCAGTGTTTACTACTGTTCCAATGATGCCAACCATCGTGTTTTATAAGCCAGGCAGCTACTGCAGTTGCAGTCTCTGGGTCTGTCCTTTCTTTTTGAATGTTTAATTTAGGCGTTAACCATGCCCATGTATTATCGTTAAATTGCCATAATCCAATGTCTTTAGTACCGTCTTTATTAATACCAACTGCATTTGATTTACCACTACTTTCACAATAGATAACCTTTAATGCTTGTACTTGAGTTTTTATCATTCGGTCGAAGTATTTGTCAATTAAAGGTAGCCATTGTATTGTATGTTCAATCTTATGCTGGTCTTCTCGACATTGGATATACTCAGTGAAGTCATCTACCGTTGGTAGTGCCACTGTTAAACTACAACTGAGTAGTAATCCAATCATAATTTATTTGTATTGTTTTTGTAATTTACGATGTTTACGTTCACCTTTTCTACGCATTGTATCGCCATCAGATGGTGCAGATACTAAATAATATAGAAAATGTCCTCTTTGTTTTGCAGGTAACGTTACTATATCGTATCCTTCTTGTCTTAAATCATGTAACACACCACCAAATCGTGTACATTTTAAGTCAAATACAAATTCTCCATTACTAATTGGTTCATTGTTTCTTTCAGTTTCTAATACATATCTTATAAGTTCACTTTTACTTTTAATAGTATTAGGTATTTTATTTCCTCTAAATGATTTTGCAATCATATTCCACCTTCCTTATATTGTGTTAGTGAGTCCCCATTCTTTTGGTAAATCACTATTATCCATCCACCAAGACTTACGCCATTTGCCAGTGTGTCCACCACATATAGCTGGGTCATTGCTTGAACAAACAAAGTCAGGGCTTTTGTCTGACTTTTTATTATTTCTATTATCATAGACCATTTGCCCACAATATGGGCATTTTAAATCGTCACGATATTTCTTTTTATCTTCCAATTTATGTACGACTTCCTGTACTACATTAGACATATCAGATACTGTAACAACATCTGCTTCTTCTAGTGTTTTTACTTTATCATCTAATGACATTTGGTCAAAATCATTAGGTATCTTAGCTTCTAGTGTACCAGATAATTTTTCCAACATACTAAGATACTTATCTAATTCTTTATCAGACCATGTTTCTTTGTTGTTTGGAAACTTTTTAATACGTGCATAATCGTTAGCTTTACCAATAACATTACGTCTAATATCTTTATCAGATATATGTTCTGTCATTGCAGCAACTGTTTGTGCTATAAATTGTATATCTTGTGCCATTAGAATGGTGCTTCATTAGGTTCATCTAAGTCAGCTTCAGCATTTAATATATCATCCATAATATCATTCATACGTTGCTTGTCTTCTTTAGTTGGTTTATTCTCTTTTCTACGCATATCAACTTTAGTAACTTCTACTTTAGCATCTGCATCAGCCATTTCTTGTGTGTAACCATCAGGTGCTACTGATGTAGCCTCTTCTTCTGACTGCTTAGAACCAGACCATAGTTCTACACCTAAGCCAAATCGCATACATGCACGTTTGAATGCATCAGACTCTGCATCTTTAAGGTTAGTACCATCATTGAACTTATCATTGTTCATTTTAAATGTATCTATATCACCAAAGCCTTCATATGTTCCCATATGTTCACCATCGTGTATAGTAATAATACCTTTAGCACCTACAATTCTTTTTTCTCCATTGTGTGTACTATATACTGGTTCGCAGAACCAACTGTATTTAACTCCACTGTCCCTTAAACGCTCAACATAGTGTGCGTGTGGTACATAATCCCCGAACTTACCAGCAGGTGCTTTACGCACTAAATTAGCTGGAAAAGGGGATAGTAATCCGTTGGTATTTTTTACCATTTTTACTCCTTTTCATTTTCTTGTAGGCCTTAATCAACCCAGCAGGGGAATAAGGCCGTTCTCTTATTCTTGTGTTAGTACGTTCAATTGAGTTACTCCTCTTTCAATAGGTATAAATTTCATTTGACCATCTTCTTCGATGATAAAATAAGGTATACTACCTAATCCACCGTACTCAATTGCTACTCTTCTAACAGTCGAATTGACATTGTTATTAGACATATCCTATCCAATTGTACTATACATCATCTAAATTAACAAGGTATTCAGCTGTTACTCCTGCACCATCTTTGCAAAATAACAACCATTGACATGGTCTACCCATACTTGCTAACTGTTCTAACGCATATGTGTTATAACTTTCGGTACTTCCGTTAACCCACAACCTAATACCATTAAGATACATAGTGGTTGGTGTATGAAAATGACCAGCTACTGCCATATCAAATGGTTCCATCATACCGTTTGCTGCTAGTGTCTTCCATCCTTGTAGCTTTTTACCAAAGCCATACCATGGAAACCCACTAAATCCTCTGACATTATCGCCATGCCATAATAAAAACTTACAGTTTTCTCCTAAATCTGCTATATCGAACCAATGGTTATCGCCTGAACTATCAGGTATAGTCCATTTAATTCGTTTTTCGTCCCTATATACCATTGACATTATGCTGCCAAGCATTCTGTCTGCGTTACTGTCTGGATGATAATCTTTTCTTGACCTTCCTCCAAGGTGTCCGTGATTACCAATAACCCAATGAACATCTACTTCTGCAAAGTTTGCTAATAGTATGTCAAAAAATGCACTCATTATACGTGGACCATCTATTGTCACTTGTTTGTATAATGAACTATCAATTAAATGTGATTGCCCTGGAAATATTAATTCACCTTCAATAATATCTCCTACTGCAAACACTGCACATTTATTAATTGGGTGTGATTTACGTTGTAGATTTGTTAACTCAACTATCTTTTTAGCGTATTCAATTACTCTTATTTCAGCAATTTCTGAATTATATTCAGGTGTTACTTTAGCTAATTGAATATCAGATAAAACTGCTATTGCAATTTCTTCTTTCTTAGTACGTTTAGATAATATAGGTTTTGGAATTTTAGGTTTATCCCATAACTTTAAGTTAGTATCTACTGCTTGATAAACTGCATCAACCATATCAGCTTTTTTATTTTTAGCTTTATCTAATTGTTTTAAGAGTCTTAAATTATCTTTTTTAAGGTCTTGAACTACTCTGCT